AAAATGTGCTGCTTATACCTATATACACAATAGAAACATACCAGAAAATCTGTGGGGTTATTTAAGTGTTTGATTTTATTGACTTGGTGCACTGCAACGAATATACCTAGGGATTTCACCTAGGCACGGCTGTAAGCCATTGTGCAAAAATACAACACTGGTGCAGTGCAATATGGCATAGATCTTGCCGATGCACTATTTTGGTGCATAGATTCTGTGGTGCACTATAGTGGTGCATCATCGCCCCATTCACTGCGTTGCACAATGACGAATGTATTTGATAATATTGAACGCTAGTAAGCACTAACTAACATAGACGGGGGGGATAGGTTAGTGGCTGTGATGAAATATTGCTGCATCACCATAGCCACAAAAAAGGAGTAATTTAAAAAGATACAAAAAAGAGCAAAATAGGACTATTTATGTGTCATAAAAGGCTAAATCAATCAAAGACTTAGATAGCATAGTTTATGACTATGAAATTGGCATTGGAATCTGTGCACTGCGATAGGCCAGAGCAGGCAGAGATAACATTGATTCTGTGCACTAGAATAAAAAGAACTTGACAAATTAGTAAAAATATGCTATAATCACCTCTATATTGCAAGCATAAGCAATAATCGTGTTATGATTTACAATAAGTAAATACCTTTTATTTTTCCCTCATCAGCGTTATCAGCAGTGCACACTATATAGTAGGAACATTAACTTTGGAAACAAAAGACCAAGATATGGTTCTTGTGTCTTCTTCCCCCGATGTGTTATCTTCGCCTGCACAAGTCGCTGTACCTGTGCCGACTAAGAATCCCAAAGGTGCTGGTCGTCCCAAAAAGACTGCCATCGAGGCGAAGAAGAAACGAGATCTCCGTGGTAGGCCTCCTGGCGAGGCAGCAAGGATACGAGAATTCCATGCTCGCCTACTAACTACCAAGGGTGATCACATCATTGAGACTATCATTAAGAAAGCCTTAGATCCTACCGATAAGGATCAGGCAGCGATGCTCAAGATGTGTGCTGATAGATTATTGCCACTGTCTTACTTTGAAAAGGCTGGCGGTGGCGGCAACAAAGGTATAACCATAAATATTAGTGGTGTCGGTGACACAAAGATTGGTGCCACTGAAACCATCGATGCTGAGGACGTAGACTTTGAATCTTGACATAAAGTTACTACCTTGGCAGCAAGATGTGTGGAATGACGATGCTAGGTTTAAGGTTGTCGCTGCTGGCCGTAGAACTGGTAAAAGTAGGTTAGCAGCATGGATGCTCATCGTTGAGGCGCTACAGACCAATAAAGGTCATGTGTGGTATGTAGCACCAACGCAGGGACAGGCCAGGGATATTATGTGGCTCACGTTATTGGAACTAGGCCACCCTGTCATTGAGTCTAGCCATGTCAACAATATGCAAATAAGGCTAGTCAATGGCGCACAGATTAGCCTTAAAGGCGCTGACAGACCAGAGACAATGCGTGGTGTCAGCCTAAAGTTTGTTGTGTTAGATGAATATGCAGACATGAAGCCTGCAGTGTTTGAGCAGATCCTAAGACCTGCATTAGCAGACTTAAAAGGCAAAGCACTGTTTATTGGCACGCCGATGGGACGCAACCATTTCTATGAGTTGTTCACCTACGGTAAAGAAGGCAAAGACAAGGATTATAAAAGTTGGCACTTCACCTCCTTTGATAATCCGCTGCTAGACCCAAATGAGATCGAAACTGCAAGAAAGAGTATGTCCAGTTTCGCTTTCAGGACTGAGTTCTTAGCCTCCTTTGAAGCAGCCTCTGGTGGCATCTTCAAAGAAGAGTGGATACAGATTGATGACGAAGAACCCACCGATGGTAGGTATTTCATTGCTGTAGACTTGGCTGGCTTTGAGAATGTTGCTTCAGCCACCACAGCAAAAAAGAAAAGACTAGACCAGTCTGCGATAGCCATAGTCAAGGTTACTACGAATGGCTGGTATGTGAAAGATGTAGAGTATGGCAGATGGGACATCAAAGACACCGCACAGAAGATCTTTAATGCGGTTAGAGACTATGAACCTGTCTGTGTTGGCATTGAAAGAGGTGCACTAAAGAATGCTGTATTGCCGTACCTCAGTGACTTAATGAGGCGCTATAACACTTACTTTAGAATAGAGGATCTTACTCATGGAAATAAAAAGAAAACTGACCGAATTACTTGGTCGCTTCAAGGCCGCTTTGAGCACGGCAAAATCATCTTTAATGAAGGCACTTGGAATAAAGAAATAATTGATGAGTTACTGAACTTCCCTAATCCGCAAGTTCATGATGACTTAATTGATGCTTTGTCCTACATCGACCAGATCGCAGTAGCAGAGTATGTGCAAGACTACGAGGATGATGACTTTACACCAATGGACGCTGTAGCAGGCTACTAAGGAGCAGTTATGTATTTAGAAATGTACAACAACGAAGACTATGTCCCTCTTAACTGGGACAAGTTAGCAACTAACCCTGATGTCTGGGAAGTCATCAAGGAAGAGATTGAGAAGAAGTTTAGTGCTGACTGCATGATGACAGTTATCACTGCCGCTAAAGAGGCTGGCCTTAAAGATGCTGACATCTTCTTACCTGTTGCTGATTTGGAAGATTCCGAAGAAGAAGAGATGGAAGACGAAGGTATGCCTGAGTATGCCAGCCTCGAAGAAGATAGCATAGGCGACACAACTAAGGACTAAACATGGAAGACAAAGATTACGAAGTTGGTGGCCCTGGTAGCAAGATTTCTGAGTGGGTTCTTGCTCGCTGTGAAAACTGGCGCACTCACCGTGATGAGAACTACCTAGACTACTGGGAGTCCTATGAGCGCCTATGGCGTGGCATCTGGGCTGGTGAGGATGTGCATCGTGAGAGTGAGCGTTCACGCATTGTAACGCCTGCACTACAGCAAGCCATTGAGACTTCTGTTGCTGAAATTGAAGAGGCAGTGTTTGGCCGTGGTGAGAAGTTCTTTGACATCGCCGATGACCAAGCCGATCAGCAGCGTATCGATGTAGAACAAGTTAAGAATCAGATGACTGAGGACTTTAAGCGCACTAAGGTACGCAAAGCCACCAGTGATGTGATCCTGTTAGGCGCTGTTTACGGCACTGGCATCGGTGAGATTGTTGTGTCTGAGAAGACAGAGCGTGCTCCAGCATCACGACCAATCGTAGAGATGGGTGTTACCGCTGTTGGCGTAGAAGAGCGTAACCGTTTCTATGTTGGCCTAAAGCCAGTTAACCCTAAAAACTTCTTGATTGACCCTGTTGCCACCTCCGTAGAAGAGGCAATGGGCTGTGCAATTGAAGAATATGTTAGCATTCACAGCGTTGTGGCTGGAATGGAGTCTGGTGTTTACCGAAAAGTAGACAATCTTGGTCCCACCGCTGTAGAAACAGATCTGGAACCTGTACAAGAAGAGATTGAATACCAGCAAGACAAGGTAAAACTACTTCGTTATTATGGTCTTTTGCCCCGCTATCTGCTAGAGGCAAATGACACAGAAGAGATTACCAGTCTCTTTAACGAGAAAACCAATGAGTTTGGCACAGAAGCCGCTACCTACACTGATCTGGTAGAGGCAATCGTGGTGATCGCAAACGATGAACACCTGCTCAAAGCAGAAGAGTCACCGTTTATGATGAAAGATCGGCCTATTGTGGCCTTCCAGTATGATTCCATGCCTGGGCGTTTCTGGGGCCGTGGTATCGCTGAGAAGGGCTACAATATGCAAAAGGCTATTGATGCACAGATTCGTGCTCACTTAGATAGCCTAGCACTGACCACAGTGCCGATGATGGGCATTGATGCCACTCGTCTGCCCCGTGGTGCCAAGTTTGAAGTCCGTCCAGGCAAGACCATCCTCACTAACGGCAACCCGAATGAGATTCTGCAGCCGTTTAAGTTTGGTGTCACCGATCCTGGCAACCTCAGCACCGCTGGTGAGTTCATGAAGATGATGCTGATGGCAACATCCACCATCGATAGCACCACTCCTACCGCTGATGGCGCTGGATTGAATCCCGCACTATCTGCAATTATCAAGAAAAACAAGCGCACACTGGTCAACTTCCAGGAGCAGTTCCTGATTCCATTTGTGACCAAGTCTGCCTACCGCTTTATGCAGTTTGATCCTGACCGCTACCCTGCACAGGACTTCGTGTTTGTGCCGACCAGCAACCTTGGCATCGTAGCACGAGAGTACGAACAGATGCAGTTCATGAATCTGCTGAAAACCCTTGGTCCAGATAGTCCGATTGTGCCGATGGTGATGTCTGCGATCATTGAAAACAGCGGTCTGTCTAACCGTGAAGCCTTGCTGCAACAGATGGCGCAGATGTCTCAGCCCAATCCGATGATGCAGGCCGCACAGCAGATGCAGTTACAGAAAGCACAACTGGAGATGGCTGATCTACAGGCAGATGTGCAACTTAAACAGGCTAGAGCACAGAACGAACTGACGCAAGCGCAGTTAAAACCTGCTGAAGTACAGGCCAGCATTGCTGCTTCAGCATCAAAGTACCTCGGAACTGGGCCGCAAGCCACCGATGACTTTGAGCGCCGTGTCAAAGTAGCCAATCTGGCTCTAAAAGAGAAGGATATTGACACTAAGAAAGAGATTGCGAACCTGCAAGTGGTTGCTGCAAGACAA